CACACCCGATAATGGCGAGTTTCAACCATTGGTGGATCACTGTATGGATTTATATGACAAATTCAGCAAGTCCGTGTACCGCAAGAATAAGATTGTGGAAATAGAGCGATCCCGAAAGGTTTACGAACAGCTTCAAGAAAAGACAGACTTCCCTTTCAAGGATGCCTCAAACCTTATATTGCCGCTTTTGATGATAACCGTTGACAATTTAGAGCCTCGTATTGTTGCGGGATTGGTTGGCAAGGAGCCGATTATCAACATGGAGCTGGAGGGCGGCGGCCACGATGAAATGGTCGACATCCAAAAGGCATGGTTTAACGGCGAATTGAAGAATGTTGTAAACATCAAGGCCGTGGCTATGCAGATAATTCATGACCTGCTGCTTGACGGCACGGTTTATCCGGTGCCAAAGTATGAGACCAAAGATACTTTGAGACGCGACTTTGTTCGCCAAAGCGGGATCACTGCGCAGATTATGCACAAGGTTCGCACTTTATTTAGCGATGGCGGCCCGGATCCGCTTGTTATTGGCCAGGACGGCTTGCCCGTCATGCAGGATGTTAAAGAGTCGTTGTTTGATGGCGGAAAGATCGAGTTGGTCCCTTTTACGGACATTTATTGCCCGGATGATGCAGGTACTGTTGATGATTGGGAGCAGTGCGATAAAATAAGGCGCGTTCGGCCTACCTATGGCGAGTTGATGAGTAATCGGAATAAGTTAGGATATATGAACATAGGAAATTGGCTTATTACTCACAAAAAAGGTCGAGATGCTTCTGAAGTCGGAGGGTCTGGTAATCCGCAATCACCTACACAAAAGATAGCGTCCGCGAATATAACAGGGGCTGAAACAATATCTTGTCTGGAATTTCATATAAAATACTATATCAATAAAGACGAAGATAGGGAAGAAACGGAACAGACAGACTTCACCGAAGACCAGTTGATTGTAACCATTGCGGAAGATTCTAAAATCATTATCCGAGTGGTTCAGCAACGGGAATTAAATATGAATAACGAAACCCTTGTTAAACGAATCCGATTAAACCCGGAAAACGGACGGTCATTCGGGACCGGTATTTACGGTAAGATAAAAAGCAGTCAAGACGGTGCCAGCGAGATGATTAACGTCATTATCAATTCCGCGTATATTCTGATGATGCTATGGTATTTTTATGACGATAGCTCCGGTTTGGCAGGCGAGGTTGAAATCTTCCCCGGCGCAGGGATTAAAGTCGACAGCGTCAAAGGCATTCTTTTCCCAACTATCAATATCAGGCCAGACCAATTCCTTGATATTATAAATCTTTTCATCAATTTATGGGAGCGCTCCGGCAATATTGCCAATAATCAGGTCGGGCGGCAGCGCGATAAAGATACAACCGCAACGGAAGTTCTGGCAGATATCCAGGAAGCAAACATTAAGTTTGATTATCAAGCTGAAACCACGCGGGATGAATTTATCGCGGTCCTTAAGACGCTATATGATTTATATTACCAATACATGCCTATAAATAAAACATTTCTATATGGGGGGAAACAAGTTCGCATCCCTCGTCAGTCCATGAAACGCAATTTTAAGTGGACGCTAACAGGATCAACGGGCTTAGCAAACAAACTGGTTGAGAGAAAACAGGCAGAGGATTTGATGAAAATGACTGCGGGGAACCCATTGATAAATCCAATACAGATAACGCAAGACCTGTTAAAGGCTTACGATAAGACAGATATTGAGAAATACCTTAATCCGCAAGTGAATGCCATGCTCCAAGCGTTTATGCAGAACCCGGAAATCGGGCAAGTAATTCAGAAGTATTTACAGACAAAAACAGAAACAGTTCAAGCCATAAAGGGCGGGGGTAGAGAAGATGCAGCTTGATTTCACTTCGGAAGAACTGATGCAATATCGCGCTATGGAAATGGTGGCGGCTATCCCCTTTATAAGGGATTTGCTAAACAATAACACCAACCCCGATTATATACGGGGCGCGATGGGCATGATAAAAAAGATATTAGCGATGCCCAATGCTCTTGCGAAAACTCCTGAGCAGAAGGAAATAGCACAGCAGTTGACGACAAAGACGATGGAGCTTTTTGAGAAGAAGTTGTTGAGGGCAGTGGTCGAAGATGAGTAAAGAGTCCAAACAGATCATATTTACCGACGATCAACTTATAGACATCATTGAACAAAATATAGGCGATAAGGAAGTTTATCGAAACGTTCTTCGCTGTAAGAGAGAACAAGTAAAAAACGGTGTGGATGAGATCAAAATAATTGAAGCATTACAAGCGCTAAAGGGTGTTGAAAGGAAATTACAGGGACTTTTAAAGTAAAAGAATAGCTTACAGCTCAATTTATAAACGAGACCAAAGGCGGTTTTCCAGAAATGGAAGCCGCCTTTTTTATTTTGCACCCTGCCAGTCGGGCGATAAAGACTGAGAATCACATAGTTAGGAAGTGCGACATGGAAGAAAAAAGATGGTTCCACGGATTATTGAAGCCTTTATTAAATCAGCGCGGCGTCATTGGCGATGATGACGATAAATCCGGCGGAGACAAAGACGACAAAGACGATGAAGGCGTCGGAGACAAAGACGATGAAGTTCAATTCCTTGACGAGATTCACTTTGAAGACGACGAAACCGGTAATGAGGAAGAAAAAGCGGCAAAAGCAAAAGAAGGCGCCGACAAAGACAAAAAGCCCGAACCAACTGAATCAGAAAGGCTTCAAACGGAAATAGCGCAGTTGCGGGAGGATAAGAAAAATCTTAACAAGGCTCTTCATGACAAGCGTTTTGAAAAAAAGCAGCAAAAGGAAAAAGATGAAGCGCCCGTTCTTACAGATGAGCAGCTTGTGGCGATTCTGGAAGAGCACAAAGACGACCCCCGGGTTTTGCTGAATGCCATCAAGTATCAGGCGGAGCAGATTGCCAAAGGCGTCAAGAAAACCGTCATGGATGAGACGGAGATAAAAGCAAAGCAAAAGGAAATTGACCAGTTTTTAAGAAGTCGTTACCAGGATCTTTATGTTGACGATTCCGAGATGAGAACGACGGTTGATAAGACAAAAGATGTTCTGGGTTTGGGCGACAATCCTTTTGGCGATTACCTGGCCACTGGAGTCCAGGTCCTTAATAATCTTGAAGGTATCGTGAAGCATTGGTATGAGGAAGGCAAAAAGGCGGCAGATAATGAGGTGATTGATAGAGCGCGAAAAGGGCAGATCAAGGACGGGCAACTTACGCCGAGCGGGAAACAGGGCAATAAAGATAGCGACGGCGGGTTGACTCCATCACAACTTGAAACTGCCAAGAAGTTGGGATTTAAGACTCCCCAGCAAATAAAACTTTATCGCGATCAGATACTTGCAAGTAAAAAATCAAAGGAGAATTAAATTATGGAAAACGCGGCCAAAAAACCAATAAAAAAAAGATACAAGCCCGTCAGGGTATATCCAAAAGATATAGAGGCTGAGCAAGAAGTAAAAAAAGCAGCAACGGCATTGACGCCGATAGAGCAGGCTATCGTCAACCGCGCCTCGAAAATGACGACGTGGCCGGACGAAAGCGAACGCGCGAGTATCGACTACTCGCTGATGCGGGACAGGTTCAGATTTCCTGAACCTTGTTACGAAAAGATGGAAAGAAAACAATTTGCCTTCAGGTGGATTACGCGAACACCTGAACGCATTGATGAAATGCGGAGTAATCCGGTTCCGTTCCGTTGGGAACTTGCGAACCGAGCAAATACGCCATTTCTGGCAGAATTTATTGACAAGACCCTTGGTTGTGTTGTGAGACTTGACCAGATTCTTGTTTACCGCCCGTGGTGGATGCACGAGGAAGAGCTTGACTATGACCGCCGTCTGGCAGAAGGAAAAGATCGTCCCATCACTTCAAAAGATGGAGAAAACCGCAGCGACGTAGAGTTTATTGCGAGCGCAAGATCAGGAGAAGCAGATAAGAGGACGCGCGCCGAAATCGGGAGCGCGGCTATAATTTCAGGTGATGCGGAAGACGAAGACTCCCCCATGTATGAACGCGGCGGGGGTTATGATGACTTTGAACCGGCATCGCCTTAACAAATTGAAAGGAGATTAGTTATGGCTAACAATGATGTTCCCCACGGCTTCCAGCCCTGGGGACCGATTTGTCGCGCTCGACTTTATGCCGTGCCGACTGCCCCTACGATAGCCTTTTATCATGGCGATTTAGTACAGGCAGAAATCACGGCGGCGGCAGTGTCTAAATTTTTAGGAGCTGGCACCCAGATCGAAGACGATGCAATAATCCAGGCGGCTCCGGGGCAGACGATTCATATTCTCGGAACCGCACTGGCTGTTTTTGACCACAATATGGACCCGCTACTTTACATGCCGGTAGGAGCGGTAGGAGACGGAACAACGGCCGGTTATTTATTGGTCGCAGATGATCCTCATCAACTATACGAAGCGCAAGGCGATACGGCATTTGCATTGGCAGACCTCGATCTGAACTATAACGTCACATCAGTGGCGCTTAATGCAGGCGACACTGCCACCGGAAGGTCAAGACAGGAAATCGCTATTGCTTCCGCCGCTGTCACCGTTACGCTTCCGATCCGTCTTTACGGTCAGGCGTATCCCGATGTTGATGTTTACAGCGCGGTCGGTTGCAGAATGATCTGCTCAATTAACCCCCTGTGCCATTATTATGGCGCCGGTATAGCAGTCTAAGAAAGGAGGGAATGCACTATGTGGACAAGATCAAGATTTTTGAATGAATACGTTCCCGGCCTAGCGACGGTTGCCATAGATTCGTATATCAACAAGCGGGCAGAGAAAATGTTTGGCGCTCTTTGCACTATAAAGGATAGCGCCAAAAAGAAGGAAGAGGATGCCATCCGTTCCGGGTTGGGCGTTCTGGTAAGAAAAGGCGAAGGCGCCGGGGTGAGTTACGATACTCAGATCGGCGGCGGTAAACAAACTTGGATCCATGATGTATGGGCATTGGCTTGCCGCATCACCGAAGAGGCCATAGATGATAACCTTTATGAACTCAACGGCGGCGGAAATGGCGAAGACTTGAAGGAAATCGCTGAAGACTTAGGACAGTCGGCGGCAGAAAACCCGGAAGTGCTTTGTGCAAGGTTCTTTAATTCTGGCACGGCCACAACCTATCATCAAACCCGGTTCAGCAAGGCTCTTTTTGCTACGGATCATCCCCGACTTGACGGTTCTACTTATTCCAACAAGGGAACGCAAACAGACCTGACATATTCAACTTTCTGGGCAAATCTGGTGACTGCCGAGAACCAGTATGATCACCGTCAGAACCGGATCATCAAAAAAGTGAGTAAGCTTTGGGTGCCTCCGCAGTTGGAGCGAAACGGTCTGGAAATCCTGAAATCTACGGACAGGCCGGATACTGCTAACCGGGCAATAAATGCCTATGCTCAGAGTGGTAGACGCATTGCTCTGAAGGTATGGCCCTACATGACCGATACGGATATGTGGGTTTTACAGATGGATGGACGCGGAATCGTCTTTTATTGGAGGCGCAAGACCCGTTTTGCACGGGAACGGGATTTTCAGACGGGAGACCTCATGATTAAGTGCGACCAGAGATTTTCCGCAGAAATCGCAGACGAAAAGGATTTTTACGGAGTAGTTCCGGCGTAAAAGCAACTGCATGGAAGGGGTAACTCAAAAGCCCCTTCCATGTTTTAACCGGGTAAGCGTGAATGAAATTTTCATGGGCACCGCATGAGAGTAAAGACAGGGCAGTGTTCCTATTGAAAGGAGAATAAAAATGGGATTAACTAATTTAACGGAATTACAAGTTTCCGGGGTGCCGATTTTTGGTGAAAGCGGCAGGTATTCAAGTCCCTGGGCAAGTCATTATTTTGTGGACGGGGATAATGGAAGCGACCAAAATAACGGGTTGACGCCATCGGATGCTATCAAAACAATCCAAAGAGCCGTGACAGTTTCCACTGGCGGAGATGTTATTTATATCAAGCAAAAGACCTATACGCTCGGCACTGGTTTTGCCCGATACACGGAAGATGCTTCGGTAACGCTCGGAGGGGCTGGCGGAAGTGGCGTCACCGCCACCAATGCCAACAAGTCCCTCATTGGCGTTACTCAACGCAGCGTCCCGACGGACTTCCTCGGCGTCAGATGGAAGTTCGCTACCGCTACCCCCCTGACAGTAGATGCACCATGTCTGCATATTGAAAACATAGGCT